CTGTGGTCTTGTTCTTTAGCAAATCAGCTATTGGATTTTGTCCCTTGTGTTTTTTCATCGATTAAATAGTTTGCAATCTCTTTCATTAATTTATCAGTCCAATTGTCTCGGTGCTCCTTAAAGATCAGAGGATTAGGATCGTTCTCCACCATCATAATTGTGATCAGTTGAGTGATTGGAGTACCGGTTCTCTCCTCAAACATGATAGCATATGCTGCTTCTTGCATGAAGTAACTATGAATCTCATCAGCCGTCTTGATACGTGTTGAGGTCTTGAAGTCTACGACACTGAGTTTTCCATCAAATTCAGCAATGCAATCTACCTTACCAGCAACAGTAAGGTGATGAGAATACAATGGGGTTTCAAGCATTGAGATCTTACCCATCCGAGAATCAAGCACAGGCTGGATGGCAATCCATGAAGAAAGAATGTGTGGTAGTGTATTTGAACCAACCACATTATCCTCATTCTTGAGGTATCGCTCAATCATGTCATGGACTGCAGTACCTCTAGTGCAGGCATGATGAGAGATTCGATCTGCCTCTGCCTCTCCTACTCTCTTGCGCCATTCCTGAATGTACTTTTTCTTGGAATGGCCCAAGACAGTGGTGATCGATGGGTATCTTTCTCCAGTGGGGGTTACATATGTTCTACCCGATTTTCGAGTATTACATTCAAGATCATCATAGTCAAGTCGAACCTTTTGATGCTCAAAGATCTTACCCCGCTGGAATTTCATTTTTCAATCTCGTCCCATTTTTTTGGTCTTGTGTTCTTCTTCATGTAATCAATACGAAATTGATTGACCCTTTCCTTTAAGAACATCAGGTGACCAATGATTGAGACCTCTAAAAGCAAACCAATGAGTACCAAGATTTCAAGCAGATTCATGTTTCACCTTTTGTTTTTTTTGTCTCTTATCTAATCTCCGTTGTCGATCAAATTTATCGTAAGATTCAAAACGATCCTTATCATGTTTCTTATTCTTCCATTTATTGTATCTTTGGTTACTCATCCTCCGGGACTCCATTCCTCATATGTATTCGATTCTTGTTTCTCTTCTAGTTCTTTCGTCATAATATAGTCACGAACAATACCACTTCTACAAATATCTTCCCATCCAAATCGGATATGCCTAAAATAGTTCATCTTCTCAAGGATCGTCAAAAATTTATTGATACCTTGTCGATCATGAGCTCTTGTGAAATCTGATTGATAATAGTCACCAGCAAAGATGATTCGACTCTCTTCGCCAATACGGGTAATCACTGAATCAAGTTCATGGAAATTGCAGTTCTGCATTTCATCAACTATCACGATAGAGTTATTGAGTGTAATACCACGGATATAGCTTGTGGTCATAAACTGGATAATTCCTCTATCCACCAATGTCTCCCATGCCTTACTATCACCATAGAGTTCATTGACGATATTCTCATATGGTGTAGTATACGCCGCCTCTTTTTCTTTCTGTGTACCAGGCAAGAAACCCATATCTCGGGTTGGGACAACAGACCGAACAATGATGACCTTCTTTCGGTACTGATATTTTTTGGCTTCATTTAGAGCGTGGTGTAGTGCAATGAATGTCTTACCACACCCGGCGGCGCCAGATAGAATGAGATTGTATCCCTTCTTATAATACTGAAAGAAGTCTTCTTGTGCCTGAGAGAATGGAAAGATATCAATCAATCTCTTACGCCAAGAAGTACTTTTCTCTATTTTAGTACTTGACTGTTTGTTTTGTGCCATCTTTTGCCCTTTCAGGATGTCTTTTGCGAATACTTTTCATAATATCAACAAAATCACTTCCAGCACCCGCTCGAGCTCTTTGCTCAAGAGTCTTACCACCTTCATATGAAAAGAATGGTGCTGCGATGCCCCTCTTTACCGTATGGGCACCACATTCTGGGCATGGTCTTTCAGTCGGAAGATCACGATCCAGGATTGGATGATTCTCTTCAAATTGTACATTACATTTTTCGCAGTGATAATCGTAGATCATGCTTTTGATATCATGGCTTCTAATCTCTCTACAGCTTGACAGAGTCGCTGTAGTTTGGTTTCGTAGAAGGGTATTTTATCATTCTCTTGGTCTTTTTCAAGACGTCGAATATAATGTTGCGTTTGCTCAAGATCCTCTTTTAGACGTTTAAGTTGTGAAAAGATCATAATGATTGATAGTGAGATCTATCATTATTTATCCTTTATGATACCTGGAAACGCCTTATTCACAAGGGCAGGTGTGATTGCAGGAAAGAGTTTCCTGAGTTGTTTATCTTTCATTGCGATAATGATCTTGGCATCATTCGTATTCACTGATTCCAGAAGCTGGACAAAGCGCAATTCTTTCTTGACCTTAGTCATTGGAGAACCCTTGAGCAACCTTTTAAGGATTTTGATATTCTTATCAATCCTTCCAGCACTCCTGTCAGGGACATTTGTGTCTTGTTTATACGGTGGTTCTCCCTCTGGTAGATCGAATTGCACCCAATCATTGAAATTACCTTGCAGCACGAGTCTCAAGGCATAACAATCATTTTCCTGAAGAATCTCAACACGATCCTTCATGGCACGAACATCTTGGACCTTTGAGAAGATCTCGTCAAGTGATAATTTTATCTTTGGTTTTTGCATATTGATATTACTGATTCACAAAAAAGTCTTGGACATTTGCAATGAGCATATTACATCTCTTTTCTACAAGGTAACCAAAGACCTTTTCGTTACCTTTGTTGTTCTGTTCATTATGTATACGACTGATATCTTCCCTGATATCCTTGGGTGTGTTCCGAAGATCAATCATTTTCTTGTTACGGCAGAAGTTTCGATACACATCAGCCTTCATGTCGGTATCCAGCATTCCCATGTTCATTGACTCATACCATCCTTGAATTGTCTTGGCACGAAGTGGTTTCTGTCGATCACCATTCACGAAGGTATCATCATGGGAAAGAACATTGGGCACACCATCACCGGAATCACCCTTACAGATATGCTCGAATAGATAGAAGTCTGGATCATCCACCTTGATGAAGTCTTTCTTCATTGGTGAGAATTGCTTGACATTGCTGTGTCTGTGAAGTTGAAAGAAGTCTTTATCAGACGAGACAATCAGGATTGGTTCATCTCGTGTGATTTCAGTCAGGTGACCAATGATATCATCAGCCTCGGCACCTTCTGTCCGAATGACTGGATATGCCATTGATTCTTTGAGTTCATCCCGAACCATGGAAATCAATTCAAAGAACTTACTCCAATCAAGGGAAGATTCATCTCGGCTCTTTTTTCGATTTGCCTTGTATTGAGGGTATGGTCCCTTGCGCCAGGAGTGATCGTCACATGCAATTACGGTCTTTCCATATTCTTCTCGAAATTTGTGATTGTATCTGCGAATCGAATTGAGGATCATGTGACGGATAAGCCCTTCTTCGATTTCTTCAGGTCGATCTTGTGAGAAGATAGAAGCAATTGCAATGGCAGAATAGTCTATAATGATCATAGTTCTACTATATTATCACAGAATTCTGTTCCTGTAAACATCTTTGTTTCTCGGCATACTTCTGTAAATGCTTCTTGGTAATCTTGAGCGAGATCCATGAATTATAGTATTTCTTGGAGAGAAGAACCCCACGTTCGATCTGCTCTTTTGCCTCGAGGTATGCACATTCTGATTTACTCGAGCAGAGATAAAGTATCTCTCTCCGAAAGTTTTCATATCCACCTATCTCAATGTCTTTCTTCAGTTCATCATTAGAACCCCAGTATTCTTTCCAGTCGGATTCTGCAAGAGATCTCTTCTTCTTTCCATTGACCTGACGAGATCTCATGGACCAAAAAAACTTCTTACCTACATATTGTCTTCCATCAGATAGATTCGTGATCAGATACACAAACCCATAAAGTTCCTTTCTCTCAGGAGCTTCACAGTAAGATTCATTCATGTAGATCCAATCAGTCATTGACAGAAATTTGGGCAGATGGTATAATAATTAAATCGAATGAAGAACAAAACAATCTTCATTTTCTTCATTGTTCAAGGGTCATTTTAGGTATTTTCTATGACCCTCTTGTTCTTTGATCTTGGTAACGATTTCTTCCTTTCCTCTTGGTCCAGTCCAATGAATTATCTTTGCATCTCGATTATAACCACGGTATTTGATGTCGAGTCTTAACCACTGATATTCATCTGGCATTCTTATGATGTGTTCATCTGATTCACCGATCAAGTGATGCAATGCTTCCATATCTCCACGTTCAATACCCATGATGGATCTTTTACACCATTGTTCTAGGATCTTTGGTTTATTCTTAAAGACAACAACACCACTTTGCCAATATGCCCATTTGTTCTTCTTGGCATATTCATCAGTAGTAAGTCCCAGTTTACCATCGTGTGCATACTGAAAGATATCATCAATGGGTTTCTTTATTTCACAATCAAGATCCAACCAACAAGTATACTTATAGGGACTTGATAACATGGCTTTGGGTTTCATAAACCAGGTTCTTTTACCAGGAAGCCTACCCACATGAATGAATTCGATATCATCTGGTAGTGATCTTCTCATTTTTTTGGCAAGACCAAAATCGGCAACCACAACCGGAATATCAGGCATATGCTCTCGTAGGTTTTTTAGCCACCAATCCAGTAGCCAAAATTGGTTTGCATCACACCCAGTGAGAATACACCTACCGTCTTTCATACTCTTTGGTAATCTGGTGTCAATGAATGCTTCATCTTGCATCCTCTTTCGGCCTGAATTGAAGAGAACCTATCATCAGCCTCAAAGATCCATGGGTAGTGTTCATCTAGTATGAATTGATCAGAGGACAAATATGTATCTGTTGGTCCACCTATGTCACCACCTTTCTTTTTGATAATCATATCCATTGCAGCCGGATTTACTGCATATGCATGGGCACCAGGAAAGTATCTCTTGGAAAAGAGATTGTGTATTCCACTCATCTTCGGTTCCTTGAATTTGCCATAACTGGGTTTACCAAGATTCACGAAATAACGAAACTTAAGATAATTCGGCATCTCTCGTACCATCACAGCATCATGTTCCAGAATACCAATTGGTCCGTCTTGATTATCATAACACATCTGCCATAGAGTTCGATGAGAAATGTGTGCAGCAACACATCGATCAAGTCTGGCGAATTTATTTGCGTAACGAAAACCAGACAAGAACCTCTTGTCCGTCATC